ATTGTTCAGCAACCGTGCTGTCTTCAACCAGTCCATCATCAGTGCAACGTGCCGCTCGGTTACATGTCCGTGGCTAGTCATCGCCTCTTTGATGATTGCGTTCCAGCCTGTGGCTATGCGGGAGAAGTTATCAAACGCATCTCCGTAGTCCTTGGCCCTCGGTCCATTGATCAGTTCTTTCGCCGTGTCTAAGACTTCATCACGTTTCATCTAAGTCTCCTTTTTGGACGGATAAGTTACCAACCAAAGGTTGATACACTAACACCATCGAATTACACTTGGGGCAGGAGAGGTTAGTAACCATGCTGTAATCTTCGTGCATACATTCAACGTCTTCACCCTCATTTGCGGCTATTCCTGTAGCGAAACTTTCTACATCACAGTCGTGATCTCCGCCCCAAATAAGCTCTGTCTTGCAATGCCAACAGTTCATATCTCATACCTGTATGATTTGTCCGACTCGATTAAGTACAGGTTCTGCTTGGTGCGTGTGATCGCAACATAGAATACCCTGTGCTCGTCCTCCGGATGTTTACCTTCAACGCAGTTCTTGGTTGAACCCAAGTATACTGCCACGTTATCGTCCTCTCCCCCCTTCATCGCATGAATAGTAGAGATCTTGATCCTCGGCTCTTGGTATATATTCTCGCCCCGCCGCTCGATGGCACGGATATATATCTTTTCTTCCTCAGACATCTTGATTACATCCATGGGATGTGTATCCTTCGGCGCGAGTAAACCAAACTCACTGACCAACAACTCATACGTCAACAGATCCTCCGGACCCGCCGCATCAAGCAGCTTCGTAGCTCCACGGCTTACCGCTGCATGAGTACCCATCTTTGGTACAGCCTCGTACAGTTTGCGGATACGAACGACGCCTACTCCCTGTCCTTCCGACACGTCACGCCATACTGCCATGGCCTCAACCTTCTTCTGGCTTACCGACCAACGGCCCTTGCGGCTGTAGAAGTAACCGTCCGCCTCCAACTGCTCCGCCACATCGTTCACGTACTTGTTAATCCTAGCTTGGATGGTCCACGAACCTCGGTTCAAGGGCAGATGCCATATCGCTCCAACAGTGCGGACACTTCCTTCCTCGTCCTTGGGATAGAATTCTTTCTCTAACCTCCCAGGGATACGGCTGGAGACACGCATGGCTAGCTCCCAAACGCTCCGCGGTAGGCGGTAGGATTGGTTCAACACCTCGGTCCTGTCTGTACTTCCCACAAACCTGCGGATGTCTACGGATGTCCAGCGGTGTATCGCCTGGTCATCATCCCCTGCAATCAGAACCTCCGTGGCTGTCGCTGCCATCTTCTCCACCATCGTCCACTGCAACGGGGTGAGATCCTGGGCTTCATCCACAATCAACAGGTCTAAGTAAGGGGTCTCCGATACATCAACGTAGCTTGATATCATGTCCGTGAAATCAACCTTGTTCTTCTTGACCTTGTACTCGCCAAGCTGCTTCGATATCTGCTGGAGCTTTGAGAAACTTAAAGAGTAATCCCCTTCGTAGTTATACTCATAGTCCAACGATCTCTCTCGGTAGACCGCCCGCATAATTAGTTGCAGGTACTTGGCCCCCGATCCTCCCATCGCAGGGATAGACATGCCGTCATCCATAGAGGTTGCGTCCGCCCCGTCAAAAGCTACGCCCAGTATGCTGCCAAGAACTTTGTAGTCCTCTCGGCTCATGACATCGCCACGCTCAAGGCCCAGTCCATGATACCCCGTAGCATGGAGCGTTCTGAAGTGCGGGAAGTCATTCTTGGTCAGGTTGAACTTGGCACATGCCCGGTCAACAAACTCACCAATAGCCTTGGTAGTAAACGACACCACACCAATGCGAGATGGATGCACACCCTCCTGTAGCTTGGCCTCAACCCGCTCGATCAAAGTGTACGTCTTACCGCAGCCAGGTGGGCCAAGGATCAGAGTAGCATTATCAATCACGGCGCTTCTCCAACCAAGCCTCGATCTCTTCACGATCCCAGCGGCTGGCAGATCGTTGAGCGTCAGCGTTGCCCAACTTGTATGGACGTGGGAAGTCGCCATCCCCCACCCATTTGTAGACCGCAGACTCTGATACGCCGAGCCATGCCGCCACCTCCCTGACCTTCATCATCTTAGAAAGGGATGTCATTGCTTATCTCCTCTACAGGTAAGAATACTTCCATGTTTTCAAACGCAGGAACCCACCAAACTCTGGTCGTGGACCTCGATCCGTCTGCTTTATTTATAGACTTGTGCCCGTGGCACTCTTGATTGTTGTTCATCTGTTTCAATATCTCTTGGATCTGTGCCCTCGTGAACGCCTTGAAGCGGCGGTTGTGCAGAAACTCCATCAATCCTGATATCAAGAAAGATGTGTACCCACTGTTATCTGTCCAGGGCTTACCACTTAACATCTCCTCTGGATGCATCGCTCTGATCTGACTGGTGCAGTACTGACGCAACAAGTCCTTGAACTCTCCCGTCAGGGTGAGTTCCTCTGGAACCTCCTGCTTGGTGGAGTTAGCCAGTAACTCTTGTAATAATTTCTGCCAAACCCGCTCCTTTAGAATTGGAGTAGACACTTGGATCTGCTCGATACAGGCACGTTGAAACAACCTCTGGTTCTGTAACTGCTCAGAGTTAAGCTGGACCCTTTGGCCCGCTACGCTCAAGAAGTATAGCCTGGGTTCCGACAACTGCACCAACAGACTGCCAACACTTACTGCCACCTCCTCTGCATCGCCGACCCCGAAGCGGCGGGACATGCACAGTTCTTTGTCGCAGTAACTCTTGAAGGGTTCCTGATCACAGGTGTAGAAGTATTCTTTTCGCTCCAGACTTTTCTGAAGAGCCAACATCTCCTTGGCATCAAGGGGCGTGGTAAACAACTGCTGGTTCATCGTCTCCATCTGCTGCTTCCAGTCATCCGTATGCTTCAGTCGAGCGTACACCCCTGCCATAAACAGCTTCTTGTTTCTGTCATCAGCTACAGGACCATCTGAAAACATGTGCTGCATGCATGGTGGACCGTCGCTGAACTGCTTGCGCTGCTTCTTAGTTCGTAGCTTCTCCAACCTGGATACCTTAGTAGACTTCGTATCGATGTAGTCCAAGAATTCTTCAAGCTCTAAAGACTGCACGCTCTCGTCAAAACAATACCGTTGCGGTAGATCGGCGTTGAAGTAGGGCAGGTTTATAAAGTTCCCTACATCCCCACGCTCAGACAGGATCTTATCCTGCTTTGGAAATATCTCGCATCCGCTGTGGCCTAGGGCAACCGCCATCTCAAGCAGATACTCTCTGACCACGCTGGCCTGCTCGTACTCTTCAAGGAACAAATATAGGTGAGCTCCGCCTGACTTGGAGCGACAGTGCAACAAAGGAAACTTTAGCTTCTTGATCCGCGCTTGTAGTTCGTTCTGATCCAGATCGTATATATCTATATCCAACGCACCCCATCGGCACTTGTTGTCTTCGTTGATTGGGATCGCACCGACCCCCTGCTTACCGTCAATGTGTCCCTGCATGAGTTCTTGTGTTAGCGGCTCTCGGACAATGCGACTGTCCGCTTCGGCCTTACCGTTGCGTCCAATCTTACCGACCTTAGTTGTGCCGTGTGCAACCTTCGATCCCTCAAAGGCCGCTAGCATTCTTTGTGCTAGTGACATGCTTGGCTCCTGTTGAGATTAGGTGGAGGCGGTGTTTGCTAGGGGCCACCGCCTCCGATAAGACTACTAGAACGGGATTTCGTCATCCCCAGCGGAAGTAGTTGGGACATGTTCCGGATCCTTAGCAGCCTTAACCTCGCCCGCCATGATCGACTCGCGGAAAGCTCTCGCCTCCATCAATAGATCACGGTCAGAAACAAGGGACTCTTTGGCAACCTGGTAGTTGCCCCACGTGCCTTGGTCATTGGTCTCTTCAGTTGTAGATAGACGCCACATCGTGGCGTAAACCGCAGGAGTAACCATCGCACCTGTCTTAGGATGCTTGATCTTCTGCATTGCTATCTGTGTTTTCCAGCGGCGGCTAACCTTTAGCTGGCTGGACTTCATGTCGATGACCGCAGGTTGATAGCTACCGTCTTCGCCTACCACCAAGCAGTAGTGCTGATCAGACTTAACCAACTCATTGCCGTGAGGCAGGATCTCTTTTGATCCTTCGCGAGTGGTGCGCTGCAACACTGGATCGTTTGCAGGGATCTCACCCTTGAACCCACCACCTTGATCACGAGGTACAAACTCCAGATACTTAGTGGTCTGGTAGCATGGCACAACGACCAGGCCTTCTTCCCCGTCCCAGTGTTGACCAGTGACCGTGTTGTACATGTCAGAGGACGATGCCCCCTCGATGAACTCAGGCTTCTTCTTGTTCAACTGCGGTGACAATGCTTGCAAGATACGAACAAACGGGATCTGCATCTCTGAGCTATCGAAAGATGCGCCTTCCCCTGCTGTATCAAAGATATCGTCTAGTACATCTGTGCTTAACTCTGCACTTTTTTTTGTAGCTACCTGATTACCCATTGTTTTTTACCTCATATTTATAGTCACTAAGAATACTTTTGATCAGAACGACACGCTCCTTTGCCATGGTCATTCCCTCGGACAAGTGCGCGTATGCAGCCTTCTGCACCGTGCTCATATCAGCCTCAAGCTCGCGTAGAGTTTGAAGTTCGTCTTCGATCTGCTTCTCGATCAAAAGATCTTCCATCTGCTCATCAAAATTATCCATTATACTTTCCTCCGAATTTCTGCTGCGTTGTTAATGTATGCCCCGAACATATCGAGGTTGATTGGTTTGCCATCCGTCACACGTTCCTTAACAAAGGCCTTGAGTGTAGACGGGTGGATGTGAGTCTTGGTCTTGGGATCAAAGCCACGATCTTGCAGGATGCCAACGACATCTCCCGCAACATTGTCTTCGCCCTTGCCAAACGAACAGGTCACATCATTCTTTATGATGTCATCCAATCGGTTCTCACGTAGCCAAGCAAACGCTTCGTCCTTGCGATCCGCGGGGATAGATGCATGCACAATCATCTTACGTGATACGGTAACACCGTCCACATCAAGACGCTCCACGCCCATCTCATCCATAAGTGCGGGTATGTTTTCTGTTGAGAGCTTGTGCTTGTCAGCCTTCAATGATTTCAAATGTTGATCCGCATCCTCGATCTGTGTCTCGATGTTGCGGAGCTTGCGTACCAGGTCGCTGAGTTGCTTCCCCGTCCCTGTGTTGACTTGGGAAAGTGCGGCCCCCTCGTCAAGGTAGTCTTCAAATATGTCACTCATAAGTTCCATCCTCTTCAGGTTAAGTGTAACTGGGGGAGTTACCCCCGATGACAATCCGGATTTAAATCCTGATTATAATCCGTTTGACAAATCATCTTGCCATCCGTAAGGTGGACTCTACTGGAGGTATGTGATGACTGTCAAGTATAATTTTAAATATAAACCGTTCGACCACCAACAGGTTGCACTGGATCACGGATGCTACGAAGAAGAGTTCGGCTACTTTATGGAGATGGGTACAGGCAAGTCTAAAGTCCTCATAGATAACATGGGTATGCTGTTCCTCGAGGGGAAGATTAACTTTGCCTTGGTCCTCGCACCGAAGGGCGTGTATCGAAACTGGGTGACCAAAGAAATCCCCGAGCACATGTCAGATGATATACCGCACCGCGTTATTCGCTGGGTCGCATCGCCTAACAAAAAACAAAAAGAAGAGATGCGATCCGTTAAGGATAGCTTCGCCGGCCTAACCATCTTCGTTATGAACATCGAATCATTCTCATCTAAGAAAGGACAGACCGCCGGGGAGTGGATGTCCAGGGTCCTCGGTCCTAACGGCATGATCGCCATAGATGAAAGCACAACCATCAAGAACCACAAAGCCAAGCGGACCAAAGCACTCATGAAGATTGCAGCTAACTTCAAGTACCGCAGGCTGCTAACTGGATCCCCAATTACAAAGTCCCCCCTGGATATCTATTCCCAGGCAGAGTTCCTTAAACCAGGGCTCCTGGGTCATGAATCTTTCTACACTTTCCAAGGCCGCTACGCTGTTATGCAGCGCCGCACCATGGGCGCCCACTCTTTCCAGCAAATACTTGGATACAAAAACATAGATGAGTTGACAGATAAGATAGCCCAGTTCTCCTATCGTGTACTCAAGAAGGACTGCCTTGATCTGCCCGAGAAGATCTACACCGCTCGTTACGTTACACTGACAGACGAACAGGCAAAGATGTACTCGCTCCTACAACAACAGGCCATGCTCCTGTTCGATGATGGCGAAATGGTATCAGCCCCCGCCGTCATTACCCAGATGCTACGCATCCAACAGGTAATGTCCGGTCACCTCAAGACAGACGATGGCGAGATGAAGTACTTCCCTTCCCGCCGCATGGAGGCACTGACCGAGATCATGGAAGAGCATGATGGTAAAGCAATCATCTGGTCGCGCTTCCGATATGACATCATCGAGATCACAAAGATGCTTAACAAGAAGTTCGGAGAAGGATGCGCCGCATCATATTACGGCGATACTTCCGACGACGAGCGCAACGAGATCGTGCAGAGGTTTCAAGATCCTCGCTCCTCGCTCCGTTTCTTCGTAGGTAACCCATCCACAGCCGGATACGGCTTGACTTTAACCGAGGCAAACCTCGTGGTATACTATGCCAACGACTTCAACCTGGAGACCCGAATTCAATCAGAGGATCGGGCTCACCGGATCGGACAAAAGAACAACGTGACATACATCGATCTGATATCTGAAGGCACCCTCGACGAGAAGATAGTCGAAGCCCTACGAAACAAGATAAATAT